ATATTGAAAGCACGTCATGCTAATGGACACTTTTAACTTGGCTTCGGCCCTCAACCCCGAGAAGGAAGTATTGGGAGAAGATCCTTCCCCTTTACTACTTTTCGATATCTCCAAGCGCACTGCTAGGCGCCAGAGATTAGCGGGAGAGTATTATATTGGACCTGGACTCAAAGAGATTGCTAGGTATGGTGGGTATGCTACCTATCAGCCTCCAGGCAACACTGACCCATGGGTTAGAGAGTCCTTGAAATTATTTTCCAGAAATGGTTACGACGACATCTGGGGTTTTACAAGGCGAGGCGAAGGTACTGAAGGTATGTATAAATCGTTGTTTAAATACGACGTTCCAACCAATCGGTTCACTAGTCTTTCCCGACCTCAGCGTCACGCGATGATAACCGCGATCTCTGAAGCAAGAGAGCGTTTTAGGTTACCATATAAGTCAGAGCCGCTAGACTGGCATCAAGTCGGTCAGCACATGCGCACTGATACCTCTGCAGGTGTATCCTTCATGGGGTTGACAAAAGGTGATTGCATGCAACGTATTTATACGGAGGCTAGATGGCTTGGACATCGCATGAAGCAAGGTGGTAAGTCGAAGTTCGATCCACGGCACGTGAGGATCCCTCCGTGTCTCGCTGGTCAGCGTGGTCACATGTCTCCCCGAGATGACCCGAAGACTAGGTTAGTGTGGATCTACCCTGCAGAGATGTTGGTGTGTGAGGGTCTATGGGCTCCTGTGATGTATAAAAAGTTTCAGGATCTTCCCGACTCACCTCTCCTGTATGGAAAGAGCTCACAACGCTTGTATACCGAGTGGATTGTGAATGCTAAAGAAGATGAAGTGCTATACGGTTTGGATTTCAAATCGTTTGACACCCGAGTGCCACCGTGGATGATCCACACGGCATTTGATATCCTACATCAAAACGTTGATTGGTACAATTGGCGTGGTAAACCCACGACCAAGAGGACCCGCCAGAAGTGGCGAAACGTGTGGGATGGTGTGAAGTGGTATTTCATAAACACGTGCATCTTAATGCCTGACGGTCGTATGTTCCGCAAGCATGGTGGCGTGCCATCGGGTAGCTGGTTCACCCAGCTGGTTGACAGTGTGGTTTGCTATATCATGTCTAAGTATATAGCCCTCTGTCAAGGAGAAAAGGCTCTTGGCCTGAGAGTGCTTGGTGATGACACCGCATTCCGAAGCAAGAAGCTACTCTCTATGGAGCGGGCATCGTCCGATGCTGCTGCTGTTTCCATGGAGCTTAGCGAAAAGTGTGAAGTGACGAAGGATCCTTGTGATTTCAAGTTACTTGGCACGAAGTATCGTGGTGGACACGCCTGGCGCTCTGATGAGGAGTGGTTCAAGTTGGCGTTGTACCCCGAGAATCCACCGCCTGATGTGGGTGTATCCCTCACAAGGCTGGTTGGTCTGTGGCTTGGAGGAGCCATGTGGTCTGCAGCGTTTTGCGCTTTTATGGATTATTTCCAGAAGTGCTATCCCTGCCCAACTTCCGGTTGGTTCAATAAAGACCAGAGACGCTGGCTAGAAATAGTCTATAGCGGAAAATCCCCCCGTGGATGGACTTCCAAACGGTCCCTCTTCTGGCGATCTATCTTTTACACACTGTGAATCAGTGGTGATAGGTTTGGTCTTACACTATGGTTTATCCAAGTTGTGTGTTTAACACCAGTAAATTCCTGTCTAAGTATATAGCCCTCTGTCAAGGAGAC